CGCCGCTCACCTCAGTACCGCTCCCACTCTCGTCCGGCTCGTCGAGGAAGAGCCCGAGATAAATAGTGGGCGGCGGGGTGTAAGGCGTGTTCGTGAACACGTGTTCCAGAATTTTGGTTTCCAGAAAATTCGTGAAACTGTTGCTCATGGCATCACCCGAAAGTCTTGGACTTCATCACGAGACGCCCTTGGGGATATTCAGCACGGTCGGTTGCCTCTCTGATTTCGGCGATGGCGTTGTCAGAGAGCATCCGCCATGTGACAAGGCGTTCATCGTTCTTCAGATAGGGCTCCGCCGCCACAAGCGACCCGTACAGGTACAGATCGGGGTGCTTCATCAGGAGCCAATTCGTGTCGTCGTTTTCCTTCAGAGCGGGAACCCTCGCCCGGTATATGAGTTCCAGATTGACAGGCTTGTCGCCCGGCCCCGGGATCAGAAAGAACTTCCCGTCGATATGGGTGTAATAACGAAGGCGGCCTTCCGTTTGGGGAAGACTGCGAAGAGCCATGGAGTGCTCAACGCTGACAAACTCAAGCGGTCGCGAGTTGTCAAGCGACATGAAAGAGATCGTTTCCAGCCAGTCAGCCGGGACAACAAAGAAGGTGTCAGTCGTGAACGCGGTCGCCCGTTTCACCATGTCAGGCGCACGGATGATGCGATTGGCGCGGGCCTCGAACATCTGGATGAACTGCGGGATTTGAGCAGTCAAATCCTCGCGGTTCAGCCAGTCCGCAATCGCCTGCTTCAGTTGTCCGTAGGTCTCGATAATCACTAGACAACCCCCTCACGAGTACGGAACACCCGGTTGTCAGGATCATTCAGCCACTTCCGCATCGCCGCTGGGTCTTGTGCGATACCCTTCCGACGCAGCTCCATGTAAAGGGACAGCGGGATGGAAGCGACCTTGACGAGCGTCTCTTTGCCGCTCTTCTTCAGCGGAGCAGCCTCGTTGATTTCGCGCTTGTTAGCTTCCACAAGCGCGTCGGTGCGCTGGACGGTCTGGACGAAAAAATGCCGGTCATCAACCGCAGGATCATAATGGAAAATCCGGGTCGTGCCGGTAAGAACGTCCGTGTCAATAATCTTCTTCATCACGCACAACCAGTTGCGAGGTAAACTCAAGCTGACAGGCGGAGTCGCCCCCGCCTGTCAAACCGTTTGTTACGGGGTGCCGCCGCCACCGCCGGAAGCGGACAGATCGGGATCAAGGTCACGGATGACGCCATGCGCCAGCTCGGTGTGGACCTTCAGGCCGAACTCGACAAGGAGCATCTTCCGCGTAGAGTCGCCAGTCTTGGCAAGGTTCTCAGTGCGGAAGTCGCGCAGGTACACGACCGAAGCATACTCGGGGTCGATGAGATACGCCTTGTCGTTGTCCATGAAGCGGTTGGGCACGAAGGTCACGCTGCCGAAGTCACCCACGTACACGTCCGCAGCGCCGATGATCGTGGCCTGACTCTCACCGGGCAGGTTCTTGCGGAACTCCGCGATGCCCTTGAAGCCAGAGGCGACCATCTTGATCCGCGGACCCATCATGCAGATGTCAAGCGAGCCACCCTCGGCCCACACCTTCTGCATGGTGTCCTTGAGCTGGGCTTCGGTGTACGCACGGGCGGTGCCGGGCGTGTAAGCCGTATCCGGGTAGCCTTCCTGGGTGGCGCTCACGGAGAAGGTCTGGTCAACACCATCGCTGGCCTTGTCAACGTTGGTGATGAGGAACGCACCGAAGCCAGCCGTCTCGCGAGCGGTGGAGTTGTTGCCCCCGGCAGCCGCCTTATCGCTGACAAGGCGCTTCTCCATGTCACGCTTCAGCTCGGCAGAAGCCTTAGCCATTTCGTAAGCCAGCATTCCGCGAATGCCAGCCTTGTCAACGGCCTCAGACGTACCAGAAACGCCGACCACCTTGCGCGCGATCTGCGTGTAGTTGCCAAGGCGCTTCGTAGGCGCACGGGCGTCGTTCACAGCATCATCGCCTTCGATGTGCTTGTTGTCAGCGTCCGCGGCAGCCAGAGCATCAGTCTGCCACTCGAAATAGGTGTTGTCCGCCTTGCCACGGCCCACGTTCGACATGAACGGGGTGTCTTCAGGCGAAATGCGATAGATCGTGTCCGCAAGGTCTTCACGGACCGAACGGTACACGTCATACCGGGTTACAGTGTTGGTAGGTGCCGCCATGTCAAAACCTCACTTCCTTAGCAGCTCAGACATCATCCACAAGGGTTGCAAAAATCGGGATCGCATCCTTGACACGACCCGTCTTTGCGAGACGCTGCTTTGCGCGAGAAATGTCAGACACAGCCCGGGGAGCGTGCGGCTTTGCACTGGGGGGCACCGGCTTCGGGCCCTGCTTCGGCGTCGGCTTCGGCTTCTTTGACATCAGCTCGTCGTACTGCCGAGCCTTCCAGAGAGTGATGATGGCGCGGTGGTCATAGACCGCTCGCAGCTCATCTTCACTGAAACCGATCGACTTGCCGTATTCAACCAGCTTTGCCCGCTCGGAAGCCCACGCATCGGGGTTTTTCCATTCGGGCCGGAATTTCAGAAGCTCTTCCGCGCTCTGTGCCATCATACGGGCACGGGCTTGCGCTGCTTCTGCCGCCTCTTGCTCCTGTAAGCGCTGATACTCCGCTTGGGCAGCAGCAATGCGTTCCTGCTTTTCCTGCCACTCACGCTGCGCCTTGATGTATTCAGTGGGATTGTCAGCAAGCGCGTCCCAATCGGGCTCCTGCACTGTCAGCCTGATGCTTTCGATCAGGGCAGGCAGAAGCTGCTTGTACTGCTCACGCTCAATCCGCACGGCCTCGCGTTCGCTCTCGAAAGATCGTCGCTCTTCCGCAAGGGCCTGTGTCTTGCGCGTATAATCCGCCGTCCGAGAATACCCGGCGAGAAGTTCGTCCAAAGTCACCTGTACTTCCTTGCCGTCTACCTTGACGGTGTAAGTCTCAGGTTCCTTGGCCTCTGCTTCTTCCCCTTCCTGAGTTTCTTCGTCGTCGGTGGCTTCGTCCGTAGCTTCTGCATCGGGATCAGCCGACTCTTCGTTGTCGGTGTCAGCCGATGGCGTCTCGTCTGCTACGTCCTCTGCCGCAGTCGCCGTAACCTCGTTTTCGGTCTCGGCTGCATTGGAAGCGTCGTCCTGTGGCGAAACGTCCGGCTTGTCCGTGGTTCCCGGGTCCAGAAACGCTTCAAAATGGGCCGCTGCTTCCGAAAGCCCGATGCCTTGCGGCTTGTCGGTATTGGTCATGTAATATACCCCTCAGTTCGTGTCAAAGTCAAGCTGTTGTGTCAGAAACTCAACTTACATGTCACGAGACTTGCGATTGAAGCGGGTCACCTCGTAGTCGTGAGCAACCTCTACCAGTCGGGCCCGAAAATTATGCACGGCTCGCAGGTCATGCCATGCTATCTCGCGTTCACCGATGGACTCCGCGTTCCGCCATCGCTCAACATGCTCATTTTCCAGATTGGCGAGGATTTCCATCACCAACGGGTCATCCAGAAGCCGCTGGGCGGCCTGCGACCGAAGCTTTATCTGTTCAACGTTCACCATCTACTGCATCCCTTGCATTTGGTCGGGCGTCGGACCCTGCACCGGTACCTGCTCTTCCTGTGCGTTGGTTTCCGCTTCTGCCAAGGTTAGAGCCGTCTCAACCGCCATCCGCTGCCGCTCCATCAGGTGGCGGAGCCGCTCGACATCCACGGTTGTCTGGTATTTGGCCTCAATCTCGAAAGCCTTCAGGAAGGCGTCAGACTCAATCTTGTCACGCTCACGATCATCGCGTAGGCGCATCTCGCGTTCCTTCAGCGCCAGATTTGCACGCTCCTTCTCGATGTCAGCCGTCACCTTCATCTGCTCGATCTGAGCGTAGATTTCTTCGACCGAGGGCTTCTTGTTCTGCGCCATCTGCTGCATGAACTGCTGCATATCCTCGGCAGTGATGCGCTTGAAGAAGGACTCGGTGTCCTTGTACCCGTTCAGCTCGACAACCCTACCGAGCGTCTCGCGGAACTGTGTCAGATCGCACAGTGGGTTGACAGGCCCGAGCGTCATCAGGATTTCCTTTTGCTGCTGCGCAACCTGCATCAGGAAGGCAATCCGCTCCTGCTTGTTGCCGAGCCCAACGCCGACATTCGTCACAACGTGCATGTCAACGTCCCAGCTCGCAGGGTCCACCTCGACCCACTTCCCTCGAAGCTTGACAACGCGCTTGCGGTCTTGGTGCTCAACCACCAGCCGGAGAAGGCCCCGGAACAGGCG